GGAGTAGCTATAACTTCTGGTGTAGGAGCAATCGACCCTACTGCAGAAATTGTTGGGCCAACAGGTCAAGAAATAACTTCTAGTGTTGGTTCTATCTTACCAGCGGATGTAATTGGAGTAACAGGAGTATCAGCATCTTTTAATGTTGGTAGTATTACTATTGGATCAAGTCCTGTTATAGATTTACCAAGTCAAGCAATAACCACATCAGTTGGATCAATAGATCCATTAGCTGAAGTTGTTGGGTTGACAGGTGTTTCTACAACTGCTAATGTAGGATCAGTAACTGTTGCTGACTTAGTATTAGGAATAACAGGAGTTCAAACAACTAGTTCTGTAGCGGCATTTGGAACTGCAACCGGTTTTGGAATTCAAGCATATGAGGCGGTTGACACAGGTTCTAATACAAGTTATACAGACGTAGCAGCGTAATAGGAGATAAATTATGGCATCAACATACACACCTTTAGGGGTAGAACTTCAAGCAACTGGTGAAAACGCCGGTACATGGGGAACGAAGACTAATACTAATTTACAAATTATAGAACAAATTTCTGGTGGATTTACTCAACAAGCACTAACTAGTGGTGGAACAGTGGCATTAGCTGTTTCAGATGGATCAACTGGTGCGGT